AAGTGCATCCACTCAGTCGGCGATCTAACGACTGAAGGCGTGGTGGGTCTCGGTTGTGAAATACCGAGAGAAGTCGCAGACGGCTCCTGCGCTTGGGATGTTGGGGCTTTGGTTGTAATGGGGTCTTAGTAAACCCCCCCCAAGTAGGATTGCCGTCGACTGTGCCTCGCGCGCGGGCGGCCTCCCTGATCCGTAAGGAAAAGGTCGGGACCTTAAGAAAGTCCTGTAATTGCCGCGAGGAGTCCAAAAGGGTTGACTGGACATGGTGGTTCCCATTCCCGTCCACCATTTCGGCGACTGGAAAACTCTGCGATGGCCGGCATCGCTGTAGAGTATAATAACGAATTGAAAACCGGTTTAAAAGGAAAACTACAGACATGGTGACAATTAAACGAAGACAATTTCCCGTTCGATTGTTCTTCTTTCCCTACGGGGAGCCACAAGTCTACATTCCTCTCGGCGACGTGTCGAGTTCATTTTTGAACAGGCGCCGTCAACTATCGCGTCTCGGTTGCACGATAGCGATTGACGTTAACTCGACAAGACCGCCGGGTGGGGGGCCACCCCGGACATCAATGGCCCCAGTTTCTCCTTCTCAAAAGAGAGTTAGTCCGAACAATCATCAGGACTGTAAAATGATGTCGCGCAATTTGAGGGTTGCGCGGGCCGCTGTGGTGCTATTAGCACAGGACCAGAAAATCGAGCGGGTATCCCCGTTACCTCGACGGATTCCGTGCGGTCAGATTCGATCCGCAATCCGTGGTGTTTTTCCTCCTGTCCTAACCCCCGTTCAGGAGTTGAGCATAAAAACTTCCGTCAAGCTTGAAAGTGAATGCAAGTGCCGGCTTGACGAGATCGACACAATGCTCAAAGAGTGGAAAGAATCAAGACTGTCCCCTGCTTCTAGTGATTCCTCACACGTAGAAGCGTTTAAGGTAGCCTTTGCCATGAATGTCGACAAAGGCTGGGACAGTCGCCGAACCCCGTATATCCCTACGGGGCATGCGTCCTTAGGATACGGACGTGCAGAGGGCGGTTCTTGGAACCGCGAGCAATTTTCGACGAGGTGTAGAGTTATGGGAGTCATGTCCTCCGGGAAGCCCAGGATCGTAACTCTATACTCGTCGGAAAACTCGCGACTTCTCAAACCGCTGCACGACTCTCTGTATCGGTCGCTCGGCAGGAAGGGATGGCTGCTTGTTGGGAGCCCCACCAATGAGTTAGTCGGGCGCTTAAATGGCGCCGGACATTACGTGTCAGTGGACTATAAATCCGCTACTGACAATATCAAAGCAACGTATGTTCGCGCCGCCATCGAAGTGCTAAAAAGGAAGGCTAATGGGCTTAGCGCCGAGGAGGAGAGAGCTCTCGATGTCCTTGCAGACATCGGGCTCTCAGACTCCGCGCCGACGGAGACCGGACAACCGATGGGAAGTTTGATGAGCTTCCCTATACTTTGTCTTATCAACAAGACGGTTGTTGACATGGCGGTCGCCGATCGGGCCCGAGAAGGGGAAATCTCCTGGAAGGAATTCCGGGTTCATCGCTGTCTCATCAACGGCGATGACTTGCTTTACCGCGAGATGTTAGAGAACACTCCTCGCGGTACACTTACCCGTATCCTTTTTCACGGCAGCCAAGTCGGGCTGCGCGTGAACGAGGAGAAAACGATGGTGGATCCCCAATGGGCGGAGGTGAACTCCACAGCCTTCCTCAATGGGATCAAGCAAAAGAAAACGAATGTGGGGGTCGTCGTTTGGCGGAAGGAGGTG